TTTGTAAAACCGCCTTTCAGGGCGGTTTTTTTATGCCTAAATTTTGTTAAGCCCCGCCTTTGTGTGGGGCTTTTTTGTGGGGTCAATGAATGGACGAAAGAGAAGCAGCTCAGAATTCAGATGTGATTTTTGACCCTGCGTTCTGGTTTGTTCTTACTGTGTTTTGTGGTGCGTATCTGTCTAAAGCGCTGATAACAAACGAGCCGTTTAATAAAGGTAAGTTTTGGGGTGAGTTGATTCTAGCCTTGATTACGGGCGTTGCTTTTTATGCCGGTGGTCTTCTCCAGGGTATGAGTGTTTTACAGATGGTGTTCTTAGGTTCGCTTTCGGCCCTTGGGACGGTGCGTGGTACTGAATGGATTATTAAAGCTTTAATGGCTTTTAAGAGGGTGGATTAATGATTGATGAAGTTCATTGCATAAGAACAAAAGCAATTAAAGAAGTGGTGGCTCGTGAGGGTGGCTTTGTTGATCATGTCAACGATTCAGGCGGCGCTACTCGATGGGGTATTACTGAGGCGGTAGCTAGAAAGCATGGTTATAACGGTTCAATGACATCGTTGCCAGAATGGAAAGCCTTTGAAGTCTATGATTTTGCATATTGGCAACCATTGAAGCTTGATCAGATAGCGCTGATTAGTGATGAGCTTGCGGCTTACCTGTTTGATTACGGTGTTAACTCAGGTCTGAAGCGTTCAGCTAAAACACTTCAGCGTGTGCTTAATGTGCTGAATCGTGGTGGTAAAGATTACAGCGATTTGAAAGAAGATGGTTTGATAGGTAGCAAGACCATAGAGGCTATAACGGCCCTGATTAATTCGCGTGGTGATGACGGCATTAAGGTATTAACCGAAGCCATTAACGCTATGCGTATTTCATTTTTAATTAATCTATCAGAGCGCAAAGAAAGCCAGGAGTCTTTTACATTTGGTTGGCTTAAGCGCGTTGTTGAGTTGAAAGGTGCAGCATGATTGATGTGATTAGCCTAGCCTTGGGAGCTGCAAAGCTCACGGGATTGGATGAGAAAATAGGCCGATGGATTGGCGGCGATAACGGCGCAAGCGTGGCTGAAAAGGTTGTTGATGTGGCGCGAGTAGTGACAGGAACTACAGACCCAGAGGAGGCAATCAAGCAGCTTAAAGCCGACGAAAAGAAACAGTTTGAATTTGAAAAGCAGTTAGCCGCGCAAGAGTTCGAGCTAGAGCGATTGGCGTATCAAGACAGAGCTGATGCACGCTCAATGCAAGAAGCCGCGTTACTTAGTGATGATACATTCTCAAAGCGGTTTGTTTATTACTTTGCGATTGGTTGGAGTCTATTTGCTTGTCTTTATATGGGGTTGGCTACCTTCTTAGGTATTCCAGAAGCCAGCGTCAGATTTGCAGATACGATCTTAGGTTTCTTATTGGGTACGGTGTTAGCTGGAATGTTCGGCTACTTCTACGGTTCAAGTGATGGTAATGAAAAGCGTGCAGACAAAGACAGTCGTTACTTACTACCACGACCAGAGACATAGTTAATTAGATATGAGCAGCGGGCGCGATATTTGCGGGTAGCTACCAACTACCCGCCTTTTTGCTTTAGGTACTTTCCAGAGTGTTTATACCTAATGGGGACCAGACTCGCGGGCTTTGCCACGTTGAGAATTTTAAAATCTAGTCCTTTCTCCTTTCTTGAAAAATCACCAAAAATCACATAAATAACTGAAATATAAAGAGTTTTTTAAATTAACGATTAGCTTTTATGGTCTTTAGAAAGGAGTCAATTGTTCAAAGTAACATTTGTTAGACTGTTTATTTGTCCTTTCTTACAAACTAACAAAAGTACATTTTCACAATGACCGTAGTTAATCGAAAAGAATTTGCTGACTTGATTGGTAAAGACCCGCGTTGGGTTGGAAAGCTAATCGAAGACGGTTTACCGAGTTCGGGCGGTGGCCGTGGTAGCCCGATTCAGATAGAAACCGCCGAAGCCATTCAATGGTTAATTGATCGTGAAGTTAGAAAGCAGGTCGGAGAATCTGAAGACGACTACACACCAAGGCCCGACACGAAAGACGGCGAAGAATTACTACTAACAAAAGCAAAGCGAAGAAAAGCAGAAGTAGAAGCAAACAAGGCTGAAGACTCAGTAATAGAAATTGAGGATTTAGCACAGTTCCTTTACCCGATAGCCACCATTTTTGGAAATGAGTTATCAGGGTTAGGAGCGCGGTTAGGTTCAGAAGTGGCGGGCATTGATGATTCAGCAAAGTGTAAGTTCATCATTGATAACGAAACCGTTCGAGTCAGGCAGTCAACCGCAAATCAGCTACGGGAATACGTTGCTGAATGTCGCGCTAAGTCTAGCGGATATGGTGGACGCGCCACCGATGAGGAATGCGGCGCAATGGGCGAGTGCTAACAGAATCATGCCTCCTGGTTCACCAAAGCCAGGGCCGTTCAGAACAGAATCTACGCCGTATATGATCCCTGTATGTGAAGCGTTCGCTTTGCCTCAGTTTTCAAAGATTACCTTTGTTATGGGTACGCAGATGGGTAAGTCTGCAACCATGCAAAATATTATCGGTTGGCGTTTAGATGACCAGCCAGCACCCATTATTTACGTTGGGCCAACTGAAAATAATATCAGTGATGTTGTAGAGCCTAAGATTGTTGAAATGTTCGAGCAAGCGGCAAGCTTGAACTTAAAGTTTGATCACAAAAGCCCTCGATATAAAAAGCGTGTTGCCGGTGTTCATTTGCGCTTTGCTTGGGCGGGTTCGCCAGCGGGTATTGCTTCAGATTCAGCGGTTATTTCATTAGTTGATGAGCTAGATAGGCCAGATGATAACGCTACGGGTGAAGGTGATTTAGGCGACTTGGTAGAGGCGCGTGGTGATGCCTTTGATGATAGTAAATTAGGACTGACTTCTACACCAACTCACGGCAAAGTTTTAACGACTCAAGACCCAGACAGCGGCTTAACGCATTGGGCGATTTCTTCAAAAGGTCGGGTTTATAGCCCTATTTGGTGTCAGTGGGAATTAGGAACGCGCCATGAATGGGCTGTGCCTTGCCCGCATTGTAATCAATATTTTATACCACGTTCTGACCTGCTTTGGTGGCCTGGTCGTGGTTCAGATGATGAATGTTCAGCGAATACCGCATTTAAAGAAGCGCGTTTGGTTTGCCCGTCTTCAGGTTGTCAGATTGAAGATAAACACAGGCAATCAATGAATGCTAAAGGGGTAGCGGTTGCCCCTGGTGAGTTGCCAATTTTAAAAGATGACGGTGTAGAAATTCGCTACCAGGGCGAATCTTACAACGTGCCGTTTCATTCGTTCAGGCATTCAGACGAAAACACCCATTTTAGTATTTGGGTAAGCGGCCTTTGCTCGTTCAGTGCTAAAAAATCTTATGGCTTTTTAGCCAAGAAATTACTTGAAGCGCTTAAGAGCGGTAAGCCAGGAAAGATTTTAACTGCTTATAACACTGGCTTCGGTGAAGTCTATGCGGCTTCAGGTGATGCCCCCGAGTGGGAAGAGGTTTACGCCCTTCGTTCTTCTTACAAATCAATGGAAGTGCCAGACGGCATGGATACCTTGATCTGTACGGTAGACGTTCAAAAGCGTTGCCTCTATTACACGGTGCGCGGCTGGAAGGCTGGTATGACGAGCCGATTAATTGAACATGGTCAGTTATACGGCGATACCGACAAGTTAGAAGTTTGGGCTGAATTGGATGAATTAGCCGCCCGTGAATGGGAAGGCCAAAGCCTTTCTTTAATCGGTGTCGATTGCGGCTATAGAACCGATGAAGTTCATGCCTGGGTAAGAAGGCATAAAACCAAAGCCCGCGCTTTGATGGGCTTTAAGAAGCTAACAAAACCCTTCAGAAAGACCCGCATTGAAGTTAGCAAGCTAGGTAAGGTTCGAAAGACGGGTGATAGCCGTTGGGATTTTGATGCTAGTTCAGCTAAAGCCTGGGTGCATAGTCGTGTACGTTGGGCGCGTGATCAGGTGGGTTCCTGGTTGTTACCGGCTGATGTGACGGAAGATTACTGCAAACAGATTGTTGCTGAAGAGTTTTTAGAAGATGAAGCTCGTTGGGTTCGAACGTCTAAAGATAACCATTATTTAGATTGCGAGGGTATGCAGTACATGTGCGCTCGAATGCTAAAAATTGATCGCCGCAAGGTGGAAAAAACACACGAGGCTGAAGCCGTGGCAGAGCAAGAAAACCTATCTTCAGAAAAAGAAGAAACTGAAGCTAGCCAGCCTGAAACACCAGTTAAAAAGCGTGCGGCGCGTACTCGTAAAAGTCGCCCTGGTCGTTCTAAGAAAAGCGGATTTGTGAAGAGGTACAACCGATGATGGAGCCTAAAAAAATCATAGCGGGCGATTCTGCGGAATGGGCCTTTGATCATGAATTAGCTGATGGTAGCTGGCTGTTTAAATATGCCCTTCGTGGCCCTTCCGTGATTGATTTTAACGCTTCGGCTATTGATGGTTGGGTGGGTGTTGATCTTACCTCAGATGATACTAGCGGTTGGGCGGCTGGCTTGTATGAGTGGGTGTTATTTGCAACGAAAGGCACAGACAGAAAGCTAATTAATAATGGCTTTATAGAGATAGCGCCCGATTTTATGGCGCTAGGTGTAGGGCATGACCCGCGCACTCATGAAGAAAAAGTTTTGGCTTCTATTAAAAGTGTTCTTGAAGGCCGTGTGCTTTCAGATCATGAAAATTACAGTATTGACGGGCGCTCTATCAGTCGTATTCCAGTGTTAGAGCTTCAGAAATTAAGGCGCACTTATGCGCTGTTGGTGTATCGCCAGAAGCGCGGTAGTGAAGTTATTGTTAAAGCGGTAAAGACGAGGTTTGCGAATGGCTGAACAGGTTGAAAATAAGCCGTTAAAGCGTTCGCCAAATTCACAGACTCAATACCGATTTGCAGCCAGCACCAGCAGTACAGCGGGCAACCGCTTGATAGGTTATGGCCTAAGCATTGATGAAGAGCTTAAGCGTGATCTGAACGTCATTAAATCGCAGTCGCGTAAAGCCGGTAATGATGACGGCTATGTAGTCAAATTCTTAAACATGTGTGAAACGCACATTGTTGGGCCGGAAGGCTTTTCTTTTCAAAGTAAGGTTTTGTTGCGTGATGGATCGCCAGATAAGCGAACCAATCAAATCATTGAACAAGGCTGGAAGGCTTGGGGTAAGAAAGGCGTTTGTGATGTGACAGGGCGCTATTCTTGGCAAGACATAGAAACCTTATTTATTCGTTCGGTGGCTGAAGCGGGTGAAGTGTTGGTAAGGCTGGTCGAGGGTTTTGATAATGCTTTCGGCTTTGCGGTTCAGTTGTTGGATTCAGACCATTTAGACACAAGCTATAACCGCGAATTGTCTAACGGTGTTCGCATTAAGATGGGCGTTGAAATTGACGGTTGGGGCCGTCATTTGGCCTACCACGTTTTAACAAATCATCCAGGCGAGCGCTCTTACTATTACGGTAATACGCACTATGAGCGCATACCGGCTGATGAAATCATTTTAGGCTATTTGCCGTTTCGCATTGGTCAAAATCGCGGTGTGCCTTGGGCGCACGCTTCTTTATTGGAAATGTCGCACCTGTACGGCTATCGAGAAGCTGAAATGGTCGGCGCTCGTGGTTCAGCTTCTAAGATGTTTGCTTATGAGCCTGACCCAGACATTGAGCCAGAAGACCCAGACAAAGAACCTGACTTTGTTGAAGAGTTAGAGCCAGGTGGCGGGGTGGTCGTGCCGTATGGCTACACCTTAAAAGAATTAGATTGGAGCCATCCAGGCGGCAACTTTGGCGCATTCATGAAGGAAGGTAAGCGCGGCTTGGCTTCGGGCTTAGATGTTAACTACAACACCTTGGCGAATGATCTTGAAGGCGTGAATTTCTCAAGCTTGCGCCATGCCACTTTAGATGATCGTGACGGCTGGAAGAAAAAACAGCGTTGGTGTCGTCAGACATTGCATGAGCGCGTTTATCAAGCCTGGTTAAAAATGGCTTTGTTGGTTGGTGCGTTGCCTGGGCTTCGATTCTCAGATTATGACCGCTTAAACCAAGGGTTGTTTCATGGGCGCCGTTGGTCGTGGGTAGAGCCGTTGAAAGATGAAAAGGCCAATACCGAAGCTATCAACAATATGACTAAATCGCCTTACGAGGTGATGCGGGAGGCAGGCCGCGACCCTGATGAAGTCATAAAAGAAATCTTAGATTTTGAAGAAAAGGTTTCTAAGGTTCGAGAGCTTAGAAAGGCAGCAGAGCAAGCGGGGGAGGTTGTGAGTGACGCTGAAGAAGAAACTTGAATTAGGTAAGCAGTTTCGAACGTTCAATGTTCGAAGTGATTCAGTAAATGAGGAAGATCGCAGCGTAGAGCTTTCCTTCAGTTCTGAAACGCCAGTAAAACGCTATTGGGGCCACGAAATCTTAAGCCATAAGGAAGGGGAAGTAGACCTAACCAGGCTGAATAATTCTGGCCCTTTTTTAATGGATCATAGAACCAGTGATCAGCGTGGAGTTATTGAACGTGCTTGGGTTGATCAAAAAGGCCGCGCCTTGGTTCGTTTGTCAAAGAACGAGCGTGGCGAAGAACTGTTAAATGACATTCG